CGATATGACTGGTGATTTGTATGACCTTTTGTTAGGCCACGAAGTTGGCCATGCCTTATACACACCTAAAGATGGATGGCATGATGCAGTTTGTAATAAAGGTGAAAATTACAAACGATTCCTTAATGTGATTGAAGATGCTCGCATTGAGAAAAAAGTCAAACGTAAATATCCAGGTATTCGTAAATCGTTTATCAATGGTTATTCTAACCTTTTAGACCGAAACTTTTTCGGTATCAAAAATCAAAATGTAAATGACTTGGCATTTATTGACCGCTTGAATCTTTACACAAAAGGCGGCACAATGCTTGGTATTGCTTTTGATGAAAAAGAACAAGCTATGCTCACTAAAGTTGAAGCAGTTGAATCATGGAATGATGTTCTCAAAATCTGTGATGAAATTTTCGATTACTCAAAAGAAGAACAATCGAAAAAACAAATCATATCACCATATAATGATTTTGAAGATATCGATTACGATGATGATTATGGTGATGGTGATGGTGAAGATTCTGATGATTATGATACCGAAGAATCAACCGAAGAACCCGATGGTAAAAAAGAAATCAAAAATTCATCCAATGATGATGCGGAAGAATCTGATGAAACTTCAGAAGAAAAAAATAGTGTCTTAAATCGTGAAAAGAATTCTAAAGAATTCGGTGAAGAAAGTGAAAAATTCGAACCCGATTGTGTTACTGATGAAGCATTTAGAGAGAATGAAGGCAAATTGCTTTCTGAAAAATGCCGTGATTATCGTTATATGAATGTACCTAAGTTGGTGAATCCTAAATCTGTGTATACAGGTTACAAACGGGTTCACGAATTGATGGAAAAACATTTCAAAGTTGCACCCAACTACACTAATGGTACAGTTGAAAATTTGGTCAAAGAATTCAAAACTAGAAATGACCGTTATATTTCTTTGTTGGCCAAAGAATTCGAAATGAAGAAGGCTGCAAAGTCCTACTCTAAGGCCAAAATCTCTGATACAGGCGACATTGACATTAATAAAATTTACAAGTATCAAGTTGAAGATAATATCTTCCGCAAGATGACTGTTTTACCAAAAGGTAAATCTCACGGCTTAGTTTTGTTACTTGATAAATCTGGTTCGATGCGTGATAATATGTCTGGTTCTATTGAACAGATTTTGATTCTAACCGCATTTTGCCGTAAAGTGAATATTCCTTTTACTGTTTATAGTTTTAGTGATTATGACCATGCTCGCCGTCTGGATGTATCTGATGCGGTCTTTGATGGTGAAAAAAAGATTCCTGCTTTCAGTAGAAAATCTGGTGAAATGGAATTTGAAGGTGTTTATTTGCGTGAATATTTGAATTCAACAATGAAAACAAGTGAGTATAATCGCTGTGTTAAAAACATGATTCTACTGGCTGATGCATATTCTTTAGTTAGACCAAAATTTTCTATTCCACCATCAGAAGGTCTCGGTATGACTCCTCTGATTCAATCAATCTTTGCAATTGAACCTGCAATCAGTAAATTCAAAGTGAGAAATAATCTTGATATTGTTAATTTGATTGTTGTGCATGATGGTGATGCCGATAGTTGTGGTTATCATTTGAAGTATGATGCGAACATAGGCAACATTACATGGGAAGGTTGGTCTCATACCCGTGAAAATGTCATTATTGCTGATGATAGTATCAAATTTCAAATGCGATTGGATCATAATGTTTCATATCCAGGTGAAGCCTTGCGTGAAGCATCATTTGAATGGTTGAAAAAGAAAACTGGTGCTCGCATTTTTGGTTTTTTTATTACATCTAAATCTCGCCGTAGATTGTTGAATGATATTCAGCAAAAATACAAAAATGAAAACGGTGAGAGTATCAATAAAGGTTACATTTGTAATGATGTAAGAATGTTAGCTGCACAAATCAAAAAAGAAAAATTTCTTGAATCTTATAATAAAGGTTACAATCGTTTTTATCTCTTGCCTTCTGGTGAAGATTTGAAAATTGAAAATGAAGAAATTGAAATCGATGGTAAATTTACCGCTAACAAATTGAAAAATGCCTTTATGAAATTCAATAAAAAGCGGCAAGTGAATCGTGTTTTGGTCTCAAAATTCATTGCAGGTATTGCTTCCTAGTCTGTTGCTTTTATGCAACAGCTGGTTGACAATGTGGTGGTTTTGTGTTATAATGGTGTTATCTTAGTTGAAATTGGAGTTTTTATATTATGAGTAAACGTGCCGAAGTGAAAGAAAAATTTATGTCTGCCTTGATTGCTACTGGCAAACAAAATGTTACTTTCGAAGAAATTAAACAAATTTGCGATAAAGAAGAAATCGCTCATCCGTATTGGTTCACTAATGATGTTGCCAATCGTGAAAAACGTGGAGTGTATAAAGTGCCTTCAACGGCATCAGTTTCTCAATCAACAACAATCGATTTACAAGCACAGGTGATTCAAATGCCAAAACAAGAAGTAAAAACTGGTAGCAGAATTGCTAATGTTCTTACACAACTAGAAACTGAAAACTTGGTGCCTTCAGTTTACAAAAATTATGTTCCTTTTGGACATTTTGACGATTTGATTAATATTGTTTCTTCAAATCAATTCTTTCCAATTTTCATTACAGGTAATTCTGGTAATGGTAAAACAATGTCTGTTGAACAGGCTTGTGCTAAGTTGAAACGCAAATTCGTTTGTATCTCAATGACACCTGAAACCGATGAAAGTGATTTGCTTGGCAATTACATTTTGATTAACGGCCAAATGGAATGGCGTGATGGTCCTGTTACTGTTGCAGCTCGACAAGGTGCTGTTTTGTGTATCGATGAAATTGATTATGGTGCTCAAAACCTTTCCTCATTGCAACGTGTTCTTGAAGGCAAACCATTCTTGTTGAAGAAAAAGAATGAGATTGTTTATCCCGCTGAAGGTTTCACAATCGTAGCTACTGCAAACACTAAAGGTAAAGGTTCAGAAGATGGCCGTTATATGTTCACTAACGTATTGAACGAAGCTTTCTTGGAACGATTTTCTATCACTCTTGAACAAGAATACCCGCCTGCTACGGCAGAGCGACGTATTTTGATCAATGCGCTTGATAAAACCACTAACGAAGAAGATAAAAAGTTTGTTGATCTTTTGATCAAATGGGCTGAGGCTATTCGTCGTACATTCTATGATGGTGGTGTGAACGAAATTATTTCTACTCGTCGTTTGGTTCACATTTGCGAAGCTTACATGATCTTTAATAGTGATCGTAAAAAGGCTATTCAATTGTGTTTGAATCGTTTCGATGCTGATACTAAGGCTTCGTTTATGGATCTATATACAAAAATTGATGCTGAAGTTGTGATTGATCCTAATGTGGTTGCAGCACCGACTGATGCAAGTAAGATATTCGAAGAAATTCCTTTCTGAGTTTCTTTGAACTCGTGATGTATAAGGTTGCGCACATCACGTTTATAAACAGCAACTATTTATAATGGAGAGTATTATATGAAGAATGTTTCTGCTAAGGATCGCATGTTGAATTCTTTGAAGAATGGTGGCACATTTACTGTGAACCAGGCGCGCAGTCGTTTTGGTGTACAAAATGTTTCACAGCGTATTCAGGAGCTTCGCGAAGAAGGATGGCCTATCTTTACAAATGTAAAGTCTCGTCTAGATGGCACTAAGTTTAATTTCTATCAGATGGGTATTCCTGACGCAGAAATGCGCGCAGCTATTGCTGACGTATATCAAGCTCGTAAAAACGCTAGCTAATATAGGTTCAAGCGAAAAAGAGGGTCTTCATGGCCCTCTTTTTTTGCATAAATAAATAACTTATGCTGCGGTTGAATATTTCATCAATGTTAACCGCTTTTGATAATTTGAAACACTTTTATTTAAAATGAGGTTAACTTATGGAAATATCTATTTCAGTTGATGAATTGCGTAAAAGAAAGTTATTTGTTGCCACTCCAATGTATGGTGGTATGGCAAATGGTTTGTATATGAAGTCTTGTTTAGATTTACAAGCTATTATGCAACAATATAATGTCGAGACCAAGTTTTCATTCCTTTTTAATGAATCATTAATCACCAGAGCTAGAAACTACTTAACTGATGAGTTTTTGCGTAACGAACAGTTTACACATTTACTTTTCATAGATTCTGATATTCATTTTAATCCACAAGATGTTGTGACATTGTTGGCTTTAGATAAGGAGATTATTGGTGGACCTTATCCTAAGAAGTCGATTAATTGGGGTAATGTTGCTCAGGCTGTAAAGAGTAAACCAGATATATCACCAGGCGAACTTGATGGTTTAGTTGGTGAATTTGTGTTTAATCCTGTTGCTGGCACAAAACACTTTTCTATTTCAGAGCCTCTTGAGGTAATGGAGATCGGCACAGGATTTATGATGATCAAACGCGAAGTTTTTAAGCAATTCGAACAAACATATCCTGAATATAGATATAAGCCGGATCATGTTGGTCAAAAGCATTTTGATGGTTCAAGATATATTCATGCATATTTCGATACGATTATTGATCGTGGACCTAATGCACCAGGCTCATCAGAGCGTTATTTGTCTGAAGATTATTTCTTTTGTCAAATGTCACGCAAGATGGGAACTAAAATTTGGTTGTGTCCATGGATGAAGACACAACATGTTGGAACCTTTGCATTTACTGGTGATCTTCCTAAGATTGCACAGTATACAGGGCGCATTTGATGCTTATTGGGTTCGTAGGCACAATAGGATCAGGTAAAGGAACTGCTGGAGGAATATTGGCAGAGCGAGGCTTTTTCACAGAAAGCTTCGCTGCTCCTTTAAAAGATGTTGTTGCTAAATTATTCGGATGGCGCAGAGATCTTTTGGAAGGCGATACAGAGAAATCCAGAGAGTTTCGTGAAACTCCTGATCCTTGGTGGAGCCAAAGGTTCGGAAGAGAAATCACACCTAGACTAATGTTACAAATAATTGGAACAGAGTCGATGCGTATGTGTATTCACGATGATTTTTGGGTCGCCTGCCTAGAAAAAAGAATAGCTGAAAAAGTACAAAATGGCGTAGATTACGTTATTACAGATGTTCGATTTCCGAATGAGATTGACGCCATCCATCGTATGGGAGGTAAGGTTGTAGAAATACATCGTGGTGATCCGCCTGATTGGTATTATCAGGCTGTTATGTACAATAATAAACAAACCGACATACGCCCAAATCAGCACTACTCAGAATGGGCGTGGATGGGATATAAGATCGATTATACCATAACTAACAATGGTTCGTTAGAAGATCTTGAGAGCGATGTGGCTTTAATGTTGGAGTGTTTAGAGCCGGATAAAACTCTCTTGACTTCTTCACAAATATCAGTATAATTTAGTTATTATTCTAACCTGGGAGCTATATTATGAAGCTGACGCAAGATACACTAACTATCTTGAAGAACTACCAGTCTATTAACCCTGGTATTGTTTTCAAGAGGGGTAATGTAGTACAAACTATTTCACCGCAAAAGGTGATCGTTTCTGAGGCTGAAATTCAAGGCGATAGTTTCGACCGAGATTTCGGTATTTATGATCTTGGTAGCCTTTTGAGCATTCTTTCACTCGCTGGCGAAGAACCAGAAATCGTCTTGGACGAAAAGTTTCTTTCCATCATAGCACGTGATGGTAGAGCCAAGATCAAGTATCGATACACTGACACTAGTTTGATCGTCACTACGCCAGATAAGAAGTTGAATCTTCCATCGAAAGATGTAACATTTAACCTTTCTCAAGACGATCTTACATGGCTTCTTCGTTCAACTGCTATCCTTCAGCTACCACATGTGGCTATAGAAAGTGATGGCGCGAAGGTATACATTAGCGCATTTGACGCTAATAACGATGCTGCACACGAGCAGAAACTTGAGATTCAGAACGGTAATGGCGTAAAGTATCGTTTGATTATCCGTAGCGAATACTTGAAATTGTTGTCTACAGATTATTCCGTTACTGCTTCTAAGAGCGGTATTGCTTTGTTTGAAGGCGTTAATAGAAAGATTAAGTATTGGATTGCTATTGAAAAGAATGGTTCTACCTACGGAGGTGAATGATATGTCTAATATCGGTCATAATAGCGGTATTCCTAATTTGTCGTCTGATGATGTAAAAAAGGTTGCGCAGGCTATTCAAACTATTAACGACAGTATGACACGAGTTGCAGCTGAGCGCGATTTGGTTAAGGAAACGATTAATAGTGTTTGCGAAGAATTGAGTTTTCCGAAGAAACTTTTGCGTCGTATGGCAAAAACATATTACAAGCAAAGTTTTGAGAGCGACGTTCAGGAAGATCAAGATTTTCAAAACACATACGAGGCTGTTACTAAGAAGAAGTAATCATGACTAGAAAGTATGCTTCTTGTGAATGTGAACTTTGCAATGAAATCATTCCAAAGAATGAGGCTCATTATGAAGATATAGTTGAAGAGACTGGTAGTTGGCAAGGCAATTCTTCAGGTTACAGTTCAAATAGCGGAAGCAGCTATTCTTATAATTCTAAGGGTGGTTCCAGATCTTCTAATCATAGTTCTAGAGGTAGAAGATCTGGAAACTCTACTAGAACATATTACAGAAATAGACGTGTTTGGTTTTGCGAAAGCTGTTATTCAGATCTTCTTGAAGAAAGAAAAGAGCAAGAAGAAAAAGAGAAAAAAATGAGAGAACAATCAAGGCAACAATCAAATACAATTTTTTTGTATTGTTTTTACATTTTTTCAGCACTTTCTATTTTCGTATATCTTATTTCTTGAAGATACAGGAGTTTGTATGCTTGACTTCGCAATATGCTAAATTAGTAGTTATACTGGTATAACCCTGAAAGAGGAGATTAGTTAAATGTTGGAAAAAAATATTCAACTTTTTCTATTAGTTTTA